CAATTGTTGCAAGACAACATTTTGAACTTGGTAATGAAGATTTATTGATGGACATGTCCAATGAAATCAATGGTATATTGAATGGTACAATAACAGGTGTTACTGGATGGGGTGTTGCTTACTTGCCTCAAATTGAAAATATCACAGGTTTAACCGACAGTTATAGTGTGGCATTCTTTTCAAGACACACTCAAACATTTTACCAACCATTCCTTCAAACAACTTACGACGACTTAATTAAAGATGACCGTAACATATTCTTAAAAAACCAAACAAATAGATTATACCTATACATCTATCAAAATGGTGATTTTGCCAATTTAGATTCAGACCCTGTTGTTAGAATTGAAGACCGAAATGGTGATGCAGTTCCTGGTATGGCAACATTATCAACTTGTTTAAGAACAAAAGGAGTATATGAAGTAATTGTTCCAAACGGATTTACAGGAGCAACCCCATGTCAATATTATGATGTGTGGTCAGGATTAACAATTAATGGACAGGCATTGCCAAACGTAACCAATCAATTTGTTTTACAACAAGTTACTGCAGGAATTCAAATTGGTTCCGTATCAAAAGACCCAACTAAGTTTGGATTTGAGTTTTATGGAATTTTACAAAACGAACAAATCCTTAATACAGATATTAGAAAGGTTGGGGTCACAATTAAAAAGGCTTACACAGGTCAAGTTCCTTTACAGAACATATCAGCATTTTATAGAGTATACGTTAAAGAAGGTACCACAGAAGTATTGGTGGAGGATTGGACTCCAATTAACCGTACACCAAATGAGTATTATTTTATGTTTGATATGAGAGATAAAATACCTAATCAATATTATGTTGATATTCAGGTGAATACTTCAGGAGAGAAAGATACTTATAAGAGACAATTAACCTTTAACATTGTAAATTACAAAACAAATAACACATCATTTAGACAATAATATGAAAACAGTAAAATTAACAGAATCGGATTTAAATAGAATAGTTAAAAAAGTTCTTACAGAACAAGAAGAAGCTAATTACATGTTCTTTTCGAATTTAAAACAAATGAAAAGACAATTAGAAATGATGATGGAAATGGACCAAGCGCAAATAGACCATATCCTTCAAAATGGTCATGATTGGGCTGACGACCATATATCCGAAGCTAAAACAAATATTGACCAAGTTTTTGATTTTTTAAAAAATGAATTTGATAAAGAATCACAATATGTGGATTATGAAGAAATGAATGAGGGAAGAAAAAAGACGGGTACAAAACTTTGTGCTAGAGGGTTGGCCGCGGCAAAAGGAAAATTCAAAGTTCACCCCTCCGCTTATTCAAACGGTTACGGAGTCCAAGTATGTAAAGGTAAGATGCCAGGTTTAGACGGTAAGAAACATTGTTCAGGAGCGTATTGTTAAAAAGGGATATATTTCCCTTTTTTTTATCTTTTCACGTTTACCCATATATTTATTTATATGGGAACACATAAAACATGTAAAATTTGTGGAGAAACAAAAAGTGTTGATGATTTTTATAAATCTCAAAGAGGGTTGAAATGTAAAATCTGCACTTTAGAAATAACCAGAGAGTATAAAAGACGTAGAAGAATAGATTTAGATTTTAGAAAATCTGAAGGAATTAAACAAAAAGAAAGACGAGTGAGGTTATGGCAAAATACACTAATACATGATTCTAAATTTCGTGGTCTTGAACACAACATAACTGTTAAAGATATTGACAATATGTTTGAAACCCAAAATGGTTTATGTTATTGGTTCAATATTCCATTAATACCTTCAAATTGTTCAAAACATCCACAACAACCATCATTAGATAGATTAGACAGAAGTAAAGGTTATACAAAAGATAATGTTGTTTTATGTTGTTATTCTGCAAACATAGGTAGAAACGATAATGATGTTGAAACTTGGAAAAAATTTTTAAATTTATTGTTTAATCTAAAATAAACCATTATCTTTGTCAGTAAATACTGATATAAGAAGATGAAAAACATTGCGCACAAATTAAGACGACTAATCCAAAAGAAATATATTAAGTTGGCACGACTATCAAACCCCCAACTTAAGAAATCTGCATATGAAAGAGATTGTATTGCGATTTGTAAAAAATTAATTGACAAAGATGAAACTATCTTATTGTTAACACCAATCTCAAACAAACGTTATATTAGAAACGAAGAACAACAAATTTTTGTAATTTTAGAAAACTATAGTGTTAAAGTAATCAACCATGTGTATTCTTATACTGTCTTCTTGGAAGATAAGTCATGGCATTCAGTTGTTAGTTTATTTGATAATGAAGTTGAATCAAGACGTATGGAGTTTGAAAAAGAAATTACTTCAAACATTAAACATTCACTTCAAAACATTTTACATAAAATACAATGAAAAGTAGCCCATTTAAAAAAACATTTTATTTTGGTTTAAGTTTATTTTTAACCCCAATTTTCATTGCACTTTTAATTACTTTACTTATATTTGTAAACAGAGGTCCTAAAACAAAACCAATTACAATAAAAAAAGAAATTACGTTTACACCTGACAATGTAATAAAACACGATACATTTTATGTTGAAAAACCTAAACCTAAAGTAATACCAAAAATTGTTATAGAACCGAAAAAAATTGATACGGTAAAAGTTACCGATACATTAAACAATTAAAAACAAACAAAATGAAAAAATTATTTGTAATGTTATTTGTAGGATTATCACTTGTAAGTTGTAAATCATATACCAATTTAGAAATGTATTCAAACGTACCTATGGAAGAATTACCTGCGGATACTTTGACAAAAATGGAAAAGTATAATAAAATGTTTGATGAAGACTATATTATAATGATGCAATGGTCTGAAGAAGAAAAAGCATACTTCTACGAGCACTTTGTATTTAGTTTTGAAGAATTAGAAAGTGAATTAGGATTAAAAATCCCTAATTAAGATTTACTATAAGATTTAATTGTTTGTTCGTCTTCAGGATTTTTATCTCTACAGTAATGTCTCTTATTTTGAGAATAATGAACTAAAATTTTATCTTTAGAATCTTTAAGAGGAATTTCTTCTTTTCTAAAAACAGACATTAGTCTTGAAGCCGGAACAATATCAATTTCAAAAGTAGTTTCAGGTTCTCCTACAGGACTATCAGAAATGGATGGTGGATTTTCTAAATCTAAAGTTACACTCCACAAACCCGTTTCTTCTTCATATACATTATTAACAATTGAAGGTCCTATTTCCACTTGAGGTCTTGCCGATGGATTAGCCATTTGATTTATGTCAGAATAACAATACAATGTACCAATTTTAACACCTTTTTGTTCATTAATTATTTTTCTGATAATATTTACGATTTCAGATTCCGTTAGTCTTATTGTTTTTTTCATTGATTCATTTTTTGGTTTGTAAGATACCATTTTTGGTGAGTTACCCGTACCAGATTTATTATGTGTTTTTTCGGCGTTTCTTTTTTGTTGACATGCGCTTCTTTTTTGTGAATCGGTCATTTTTGACGCGACACCAGCGGCACGACATTTAGGGTATCCTTTATCTGATGCCTCAGGTCTTCCACATGGAGGATGTCCTCCACCTTCTTTTTTTCTACAGATATTAACCCAAGGCCCTTTTGGTTGGTGACTCCCTTTTGGGGCTTTCTTTTTACCAAACCAAACAGCCAAATCTTCTTTAAGGGGACCAGTGGCTTGTTGAATTAATTTATCGGGAGATTGTATGTCAGAAATACTACTACCCTCATCATCATTTTGGTCAGTGTAAAAACTTTTTAAATATGTATCAAGTTTTGATAACTTTTCAGTTCTGTCTTCCATTTTTTTTCTTTGTTCAGGAGTTTCTTTAAAATCATCATCAGCTTCCTCATACGCTAACTCTGCATTAATATAATCGTAAACAGGGGTATTAAATGGAGCTAATTGGTCTGCATTCCAATCTTGTGGGGCAAGAACAATTGGTACCTTAAAATGACCAGCACTTCCTGAACCTGTGGCTTCACTAATTCTATTTCTTTTCATATACTTACTATAAATATATCGTTAATACATTATGGAACAAGAAAAACAACCAATTGCATTTCTATTTGAGGATGTTGCAATATACAAACCTGAAGACATTGAAAATTTAATTGATAATTTAACTGAAGAACAATCAAAATTCATGATAATTAGAGCTGTTCAAATGGCATATAAGAATGGTTTATATTCATTAACCGAATCTGAAATTGTTTCTAAATCACTTAGAATGTTAAAATAAAAAAAGGGGTCTCACGGAACCCCTTTTTTTATATCTTACAATTTGTTACCACAAGACGGACAAAATTTATATTTTGATTTTGTCTTTATTCCACATTCGGTACAATAATGTTTAATATCCTCAGAGGTATTATTTTTATTACTTAATGGTAAGATTTTAAAATTCAAACGATGTGACATCCAAGAATTAAAAGTTTCATTTGAACTAGTAAATTTTTGATTGGATTTTTCACCTTTCTCAACTCTACCTGTCTCAATAGACTTTTTAGATTTAACACTTCTAATGTTTGGAACTTCAAATGTGTTTGTTTCTCCAACAACTGATGATGTATTAGAAAAATACGTACTTGATGAATTGTTAGTAAAAGTCATACTACCATAATACGGAGAACCTGTGTTAATGTGTGACCAACCAGTATTCCAATTCCCACCCGAAAGATGAGGGTATTGATAATATATGTGTTCATCATAGAATTCAACACTAACATCCCCGTTTAAATCAATTGCATCCCTGTTTGACGACGTATCTTTTACTTCGTAGGTACTGAACTCAAACTTGTTATTTGAGTCAAGGAAACGTTCTAAAAACAATCTTTGACCTGGTCGAATAATAAGTCCACTTGTAAAAACGTACTTACCATTCAATTTGATTTTACAAAGAACAGAATTTTGGTTTGGGTTATGAATTTCAAATTCAAAATTATCCTTATCGTTAAGGAATACGGTGTTACCGTTGTAGATTTTAAGACGCGACTTGTTTTTTGTAATGTGAGCAGTCGGCTTGCTCGCGCTAGTTGTTGTGTAATTCATTTTTTTTAATTTTAAAATAGTTAATGACTATGTTACCAATACCTTTGTATCCGTGAATACTCAACAGCTTCTTAGGGCTGGGGACTGATAAACTAAAATCTAATAATAAATATATGTAATTTAATTTTTCTGTAAATAAAAAAAGGAGACAATAAATTGTCTCCTTTTCGGTATCTAAATAAGATATTGATTATCTCAATTCTCTTAAGTCGAATGTACGTACACCATCAACCGTGATACGTCCGTAGAAACGGTTATTAACCATTTTCTTAGCGTATCTCGTCATTATACCTTTGATAGGTGTAAAGTTGAACGGATTGTACATTGTAGGTGTTAATTGTAGAGGTACATACGGTGCGTAGATGTAACCTGTGTCAAGTAAAGACGTACCTTTGTGACCCATTAACACTTGGTTTGGTGGGAAGTAAGGGTCTCTATACACTTGGTAACGACCAGCTAATGTACCAACTCTTTCAATACCCATGTTGTATTGGTCTTGCTCAGGAGCCGCGTTTGATACGTGGAAGTATTCCAAGTCATCAAAGATAGCACTGATTTCAGAAGAAACAACAATCCAGTTAGCTCCACCTCTTAAGGTAGATTTGTGGATTTGAGCCGAAATTTGGTTGATAGCTGTAATCAATGTTTGATTCCAGTCTTTTTGAGTGTAAGGAACTGCACTTGAACCAAGACGTTTCCAACCATTATAATCCCAACGTAAGTTCCAAGCTGCACCTTTACGTAAATCTCTTAAGATTTCACGGTCAATTTCAGCCGCAACTTGCTCAGATAATAAAGCTGTTAATTCAGCTTCAGCATCGATGTTGTGGAACGCTGCAACGTCTTGTGCCATTTCTGGAGACCATTGAGCTCTTAATTTTCTTTCTGTTACAGAAACTGTAACTGACATAAGGTCGAAAGATACCTCACCAATTCTATCTTCAAATTCTAAGTTCTTATAGATTCTGTACGTTGCAGTAAATGCATTGTTAGAAGCAGTTGAAGAAGAGAATGTTGAACCTGTGTAACCGTCCATAGAACCACCACAAGTAATACATACTGGAACTTGTAAGTCAACTTCTAAGTAGATTTTACCTGCAGCATCACATAAGTTGTCATATTGACCACCATCAGTTTTACTGTTAGGGAATACTAACGTAGCGTTGTTATTACCGTACTGTACGATACCTTTACCATATCTTTGAGTTACAACTCTAAATAAGTAAGGGTTAGTTGTGTTTCCTGAAGTGTAGTTGTTACCTGAAGCACCATAAATGGTTAAGTCAGATAAGAACGCTTCGTTGTCCATTGGTTGACCATCAGGACCGATTAATTTACCAGCACCATCAGCAGCAAAACCTGACATAACAATAAGAACTTTTCTATAGTTGTCAGTAGTGTAAGCTGAAGGAACCAATTGGTCTGCCAACCAAGATACAGTTACAACTGGTGCTGTGATTGCAGAATATTGTCCTTTAGAATAGTCGAATAAACCTGGTGGGTCTAACGCTGGTTCGTTACCTTCGTAGAATCTATCGTAAAGGTCTTTAGTGTTGTTGTAGTCATAACCACTGTTTGGTGTTTGGTCAGCCTCAGCGTTTGGTGAACCATACGGTGCGTAGTGCTGTCCTGTGTTAGCCAAGTTAGCTGGGTCAGTGTAAGCCTGAATGTTAGGTACAAAGTAAAATAATTTACCAATAGGTAAGTTCATTGCTTGTACTGATACGATGTCATTCGCTAATAATTTAGAGAATACACGTCTTACAATTGGGAAAACAACTGTTTCAAATGCACCTGTGTCAGATGTAGATGATGCTTCGTTAATTAAGAACGATGCTTGGTTTTCGTATAATTGTGCTACGTTTTCTCTCATGTGACCTTTAAGACCCTCTAAGAATCCTAATTTGTCCCATTTGTTAATTGTGTCTTCTTTGATAACTTTAAGGTGTTTTAACCCGATGTTACCTACAAGACCTGAATCTAATAATGCTCCCATTTTAGTATTTGTTTGTTTTTAAGTTTATTTTATTTTTATTTTTTAACCTAATTTACCCATTAAGTCCTTCATTCTTAAGAATTGAGGATTTTCATAAGTTTTTGATTCAATTAGAGTTGTTGATGAACCTGTAGAAACTGATTTGTTTAGTTTTGTTGCTACCGATTCGTTAATTGATTTTGTATCCACAGTATTTAATTCGTCTTTAATTGACTTATAAAGATTTTTAGATTCTTTTAAAGTTTCAACATCGTCAAATCTTCTTAGGATGTTTATTTTTTCTTTCTTAGTAGTTGAGTGTTCTGTGAACAATCTTGTAGCGTAAGCCAAGTTTGAATTAAAGATTGCAACTTCGTTAAGTTTTTCTCTAAATACATTCAATGCTTTTCTATACTCTTCATTCTTTTCTCTCAACATTCTAACTTCTTCTGAAGTAGTTGATTCAACTTTAACACCACTGTTACTATAATTGTAATTTCTGTTGTTAGTGATGCCCTTTCTTAATCCTCTACCTTCTTTGGAACCCATCCCGTATGTTCTAGCAGCTTCTTTGGTTTCTTCTTTTTCAAAAGCTTTTTCTCCTTTAGAATTTGTCATACCTTTTTTAGTAGTGTAATCTTCTTTACCTTTCATGGTTTTAGATTTATCACCTCTATTCATTCCGTAATCACCTTCTTTAGTTTCTGCTTTAACTACTTTGGATTTACCTCCCATATTTTCACCTTTCTTGTATTCGAATTTTGCTCTACCAGTACCAACTGATTTAGGAGCTACTTTTTTCTTATCATCGAATCCACCTTTAGCTTTATCTTTGTAAGAAAATTTAGGACCTGAGCCCATTCCAACACCTTTAGGTTTGTAAGTTTCATTTGTCAAATCGTCCATGTCATCTTCTTCCATCATTTCGTCATCTTCCATCATTTCGTCATCTTCCATCATTTCATCTTCCGACTCCATCATTTCATCATCTTCCATCATTTCGTCATCTTCCATCATTTCGTCATCTAATGTGATTTCGTAAACAACTTCTTCATCTTCATCTTCTAAATCAGATGAATCAACGTTAGATACGTCACCATTGTCAGAGAAAATAGCGTTAATAACATCATCAACTGATTCGTCGTATTCTCCGTAATTCATATTTTCATCTTGCATTAATTCGTCTTCTTCAGACTCACCAAGCTTAACAAGATATTCTACGTCAGCATCATCATCAGTTAAATGAACGTTATTACCATCTTTTTTTACAATGATACCGTCATCTTCACCCATAGCTTTGAATACTTTTAAAATTTCTTCGTCAGAAGCGTCAGTTAAATCTATTGGACTTTCTTCTGAATCCATGTCCATATCCATGTCAACATCCATATCCATATCCTCTTCATCAGAGTCCATGTCCATATCTGTATCGATATCCATTTCCATTTCATCGTTATCAGCATCCGTATCAACGTCTGCGTCTAAATCAATCTCATCTTCATCTTCTTGTTCAGAAAGAGATTCTTTTACTAATTGGTTGATTTCTTCCTTCATAGTTGAAGCAAGTATTCCTTTTGCATTTTCGGCTATTGCTTCTTCAACTTGTCTCATTTGAATAAGAGCCTCTTGGACTAAAGATTTGTTTTCTTTCATGAAAATCTATTATTTTTACAATATAAATAGTGTCAAATAATAAAAAATTCACTTTTAAGGTAACGTAATCTTAATTTTATTTTATAAAAAAGTTTGGAGCATAAAAAAAGTGGTCGTTAAACCACTTTAATTTTTTATTCAATAACTTCGTCAATTTTACTTTCCGATACTGAGGTTATCCTCCAATCGTTTGTAAATCCTTGATACTTTTTGGTAACCTTAGCCTCGACATCGGTTACTGAGAATCCTTTAACAAGTTTCTCTTCTCTGATTTTTTTGATTTTACCTGTATTCTCATCAGGTAAATCGTACTGAATTTTTGCTACAAAATATTTTTCGTCCATAATTTATTATTTTCCCAAATAATCGGTTAATTTTTTCATTAAGTCAACTCCTTTAGTTTGAAATTCGGAATTTTCAGGTGATTTGTATTTTTTTTCTTCTTCTAAATTCTCTTCGTACTTATCTCTATCGTTAGGATTAGTGAATAAATAAGCTCCTGGTGTAGATGGTGATGATACCAAGTCAAAACAAATTAATTCAAAATCATCTTGGACCTCATTTCTTTCTCCAACCTTTTTAAGAGAACCCACACCTCTTGAAGAAACCCCCATAGTAACACCTTGTCTCATTAAGTTAGCTGCTTGGTCTCCTTTTGTAGAAACAATACCTCTTTCATGAAATCCTGGTGATGTTAACAATTTAAGTTTACCCATTAGAATATTTCTATCCCACCATATATCTGTGATGATGTGAGATACCCTATCTAAGTCAATTAAAGATGATTCAGGGTGGTTAAGCTCTGAAGTGGATAAACCCTTCTCAATTGCCTTTTTATAATTCTCAGCTTCTCTCTTTAATATTCTTTCAGGATAAAATCTTCCGTTTCTATTTGGAGTGTCGTATTTTTGTAATACCGCATAAAATTCAAAAGGATTTCTATAATCTAATTCTTTTGCTTCTCTTAACATCTCGGCGTTACGAACATCTTTTGGTGATATCCAACCTGCATCGGTTTCAACCAATATTCCATGACCTACTTCACTTGCTTCTAATATTCTTAATTGTTTCATCAATTCTTTTTATGATAAATATATCATACAAGTATCTTTTTAGTATTAATCGTTTTTTGATGGTGAAAATTCAAAGTATTTGTTTTTAATTACATTCTCTCTAACTATGTTTTTGATGATTGTTTTAACCGAATCTTTTATTTCAGGACACTTAAAATCCATTTCACTATTGGTATATAAATTAACCTCTAAGTTTAAAAAAGATTTTTTACCGTGTGAAATACCACTTGTTCTTAGGTCTAAATCAACAATACTTTGTTCTTTGAATAATTGGTAGTTTATGGAATTAAATACTGAATGTTTAATGTCTCGACTTAGATTACAAACAACTCTGTTCCAATTGTCGTGTTCAAATTTAGGAGTCACCCATGATTGTATGTTTATGTATAATGATTTCAAATTTTTTGAATCCACCGTTCCGTATACAGATTTAATTGGATTGTAGAGATTTAACTTTACACTTTTTCCTTTTTTCATTAAGTTTCATATTGTCAATGTTTATTTATTTGTTAAAATAATAACAAAAATTAGTTCCATTGTCAAAAACTTTCGGAAAAATTAAGATATTTGTATTATATGTTAAAAGTAGATGTAAAAAAAGATGGGATAGAAAAAGCCCTAAAGACGTTAAAGTCAAAAGTAATTAAAACTAAACAAAATCAGATGTTGTTTGGTAAGAAAGAATTTGTTAAAAAATCGGTTTCAAGAAGACAACAAAAATTAAAAGCTTCTTACGTTCAAAAGATGAAATCTAAATTAGATTGATTCTTCTAAGTTTTTTAACTTAAGGAAATTAAGTTGGTCAAATTTTTCAACTTTCAATCTATCAATTGTTTCAGACAATTTTGTCTTTAATTCAATTTCTTTTTCATTCTCTAAAAGAGTATTTAATTTTGTGATTGTACTTTCTTTTAAAGTTTCAAATTTTTCTTTAAGTAAAGTTGTATCTTCAGACATTAATCTAATAAACTCTTTTTTGGTCGATTCGTCAAGATTATTAATATAACTTTTCATTGTTTGGTTTGCAATACTAACCATAGACTTTAAAGGAATATTAATTGACTCCTTAACGGGTTGAGATTTACTTGAAACCAAAGTTTTAATCAAAGTTTTCTTTGATTGAACTCTTTCCATTAAATCCAATTTGTTTGTATAAACTAATGAATCAATGTTTGAATATTTATTTGAAACATTCTCATATACTGTTTTTGGCATTTTAATTGTTGGTACCAATTTTTGAATTAAAGTGATACCTTCTTCCAAGAAATCTTTTGCATCCGATTCGGTTAACCCTTGAGGTGTAGTTAATTGGTCGTATAAAGAATACATTTTTGACATATTCTTATTGTTCAAAACATTTTGTTTGAACTCTTTTAATAATTTCTTAAACTCCTGTTGATTCTTGTAGGATTCTAATAAATTATTTTCAATTATGGATTTAATTTGTCCGAAAGTCATTTTGTCTGTTTTCAATATAAATATTACGAGTTTAACAACTTATCCAATTCTTTTGAAATTTCTCCCAAAGAATCTTGACCTTGATTTAAATTTAAAAATCTTGATTTTTGTGCAAAATTATTTTCTAATAAAATATTCATGTTAGCTCTTTTGGATTCAGGTGTGACTTCTCCTCCCGCTGGTGGTGCTTCTTCAGCTGGTGGAGCCGATTCTTCTCCTCCTGCTGGTGGTGCGGTTTCAAAACCTCCTCCTCCAAATGATGGTGTTGCTCCCGTATCCTCATCTCCTGCACTTGCAGTGTCACTTGCAGTACTACCTGATGTATTACCATATAACTTATCAATATTATCGAATAATCCTGTTTTGGTAATAACAGTGGCAGTTGCTTTAAGTTCTTCACCAACCGCTCTTTCGATTCTTTGTTGTTGTAAGTCCAATCTAATTTCTTCATCAGACCAGTTAAAGATATGTTTCTTAGCCCAAGTTGATGATGTAGGTTGAATACCATTTCCTGGGTCGGCAACCAAATCTT